CAAATGGATCGTCGAGTACGACATTGGCCAGAAGTAGATTGGAGCCACCATAGAGACACAACCAGCCTTTCGTGATTATCGCTCCAGCAATCGTCATAGACACGCGAGCCGGATCGAACTGCCAATTGAAATTAGGATTGCCTATTTCTTTCTGCTCATCATGATGGGACTTGACCAGCAATACGATGCGAGCTATATCATCGCGCGTAGCAGAGCGAACTAGTCTCTTTTTTTCTTGGTCTGCAGTGGTCCATATTTCGCACCCCATCTCATTTCCCATTCCCCAACGATCGCAGCATCCTCAAAGAAGTTATCCGTTGCACTACGCAACTTCTGAGAAGCATCCGACCGGGTGTCAGAATTACCACGCGTCATTTCCTGCGTATGAGAAGCACAAGTAAAAACTACTGAACCCGCTTCACCTTCGGAAGGCGTTGTGATATCTATTGTGTCAACGAAACCAACAAACCGGCAAGGTGCTGGTGCTACAATCAATCGAGTGTCGGGATCGAACAACCCACGAAAAATCTGAACCGTTGCCTGCTTGCAATCGTAAGTTCGGACAATATCATTGACTCGGTCTGCAACTTGAGACATAGTAATTGTAACATTATGGACTGAAATGTTCGAGACCAGCGAGATATCTGAAATACTAATCAACGCGCCAGCACCAAAAAACTGTCGAGACGACGATGATCCAGTTTCTGGATCGATCACCGATACTGTAATCGTTCCTACATCGGACCAATAGCCATCTGGCACTGGAGCGCCAGTCGATCGATTGCGAGCGATCAGCCATAAGAAATCGCGAGCCACCAAACGCCGTTGCGCCAAAGCCGCCAGAACTCCGGCAGACAAGGACCGCATTACTCGCGAGCCTCTATGGCACTGAACGTCACCGAACCAAAACCCGAGAGATCTGAAACGGTGTTGATACTCCCAGCAACAACCGCCATGATGCAAGCAGGTCTCTTGACCGACACCGCCGTTGTCGTTGTAACAGTCGGCCAGAGATGCGGGCGAACCTCGAATGAAGGTGTCAGTCCTGCACCGTCCGCAGTAGCAGTTTCCATGACTCGATGAAGATCCGTAGTCCCGATCTGGATCATGTCGCCAACCGACAAGACAAAACCAGCCGGCAAAGCAGAAACACGAATAAGCTTTCTGTTCGCATCGATAGTGTGCAGGTTCGCAGTCAATCCGCTGAATGAACCACCCGTCGGCCAGGAGCCATTGGGATACCGAATTGGGTAAGTCCGTGCCAGCGAATAACCTCGAAACGTCGTCAGACCATTTTCCAAAGCCTGCAACCGGCCGCGCCAATAGTCCAACGTGTTAGGCTGCAGCAACTTGGAACGCGCACTCATTCGCCACAGTGAAGGACCAAGGTCTTTGACGTAAGTCCTGCCGCCTGCCGCCCGCGACATTTCCTGCCGGAATTCTGGATCGAAGTCCGTCGTCCATCCAGGAAACTCTGGCAGGATTGAAAGCGGTGCTGTGAGAGCCATCTACCAACGCTTCCCTGGCCGCTCGCGGACGATCATCTTGACACGAGATTCAAACTCCATGCGATCGCGAGCCACAATTTGCGCAAGCTTTGATACCGCAGCCACGTCAGCACCGCGGGCATCGATCATGGGTGCGTAATTGAAACTAGGACCACCGCCAAAGCTATCAGCATTCGAGATGACCTGGGCAGGACCTTTGATCAGCTCCGGTCCGTTTTCTCCCGCGATGCCCCACTTGCCTGCACCAAGAAAACCACCTTCAGCAAACATCGGCGGCTTGGCTGAAACAAAACCAGCACCACTTGAAATAATACCAGCGCCGCCGCCTGACAGCGAATTCATAACTGCCATCAGGGCATTGTTTATTGCCAGTCGAATACTCAAGCGGATCAAGTCGGCGATCATAGCATCTGCCAGTTTCTTGAAAGCTTCCTGCGCAGTACTCGCTCCAGTGACGATATCAAACAACGCATCTTCCAAACCGCGCAATCCTTTGACCGCAAGCTCTTCAAGCTGCTTGTTCACGTTTGCAGTTTCACGCATATATGAGCGCAGCGGTCCCTTGGCATCTTCCGCCGCCTTCGCCGCTTTGCCCCAAGCCTCCGCAACCCGATCGATGGTTGCTCGCTGCTTTTCATTGACAGCAGTATTCTCTTCACCCGCTGCAGTATTAAGCTGAACAGCAATCGTCTCCAGCTCCGCCGTGATCTTCGCCCGTTCTCTTGCTTCCGTGCCAAGATCAATCGCGCCAGTCTCTGCATTCAGTGCAGCCGTTCGCTTCTCAATCGTATCGACAGACGACTGAAGCTTATCACGAGTCTCGCCCTCTTCCGCTCCTGGTTTACGTCTGGCCGGACCAGCAGGCGGACGAACCACTCCGATATTTACTGGACGCCGACCTTGCGCTTCAAGTGCTTCAATATCTTTCTGAAGCTGATCCCGCTCCCGGATCAATCTCTGTTGGATAGTTTCAGTAGCCCCAAAACGAAAAGTTTCTGGAAGCCTAGGAATACCTGGGAGAATACTTTCACCGCTTGATATTGCGGTTTGTACTTTCTCCAACCGGTCTTTCTTGACAGCAATATCGAAACTGTTGACCAGCTTCAAACCTTCAGCGATCAATTCGATAATCTTTGCCCATGTTTCTTTGATATCCAGCATAGTGTTTGCCAGATTATCCATCACTGGGCGCCACTCTTTTAGCAGCGTGTTGTGCGCAGCCTTCAACTTGTCATCAACTTCCTTTGCACGAAGGATCAAAGATTCAGAAATAATTCCAGACCCCACTTCTCGTGCTTGCTCCATGGTCGTCAACATTTTTGTGACGCTGGTTTCTCCCTTCCGGAGATTATCGGCAAATGGTTTTCCAAACCAAGACTCGCCAACCTGCAAAGCTTCAAGGTTACGACCCTGTTGCTCAAGCTGTTGCATCAACTTCAAGACAGCAATGACACGCTCTTCCTGATTTGGCGCATTCCTGAACAACTCAATATCTATCTTCTCACCAGTCGTATTCAATACCCGTAAAAGTTTTTCCGTCTCGCTGATTTTTTCTTTTCCAAAATCCCATTCTGTAAGATCAATTATCGGCTGTTCCTTTGACTGATCAAAAGCATGCTTCAACGCAGCTTCCAGATCGGCCACAGATATTTTTAACTTGTCAGCTTCTTTAGTAAATTCTTGAAAGAACTTTGGACCGACACCTGCCTTGGCAGACTTGTCAGCAAGATCTACCATTTCCGCAAGCTGCTGCCGAGTAGAACTGATGGCATCGCTGAGCAGTTTAGCCGCCCCAACAACGATCAGCAAAGTTTTAGCAAAACCTAACCAAGAAACCCCTTTGTCAATAGTGCCAGCTACAGCACCCACGCCTTGCAAACCTTTACCTAACCCGGTCGCCGCCGTCGCTGCCGTATTAGCGGCAATGGCTACACCATTCAAAACTGGTATAGTTTTAGCTGCTTCTTTTGATGCAGCACCAACGGCACCCAACCCTGCCGCGGTCTGGTTCAAAGCAGCTGCCGAACCTTTCGCACCAACCTCCAGGACCTTCATGGGACCAACTCCCATGCCGATCTTTTCCAGCTGATTATTAGCAGTGTTGAAAACACGAATAATGTTGCCAACAGTCTTCGTCACATTAGCTGCAGCCTGCTCAGTCTGCTGAGCCAGGCTCGCCAGGTCCATCTTGATAGGAATGACTAATGCAGGAGGGCCGGCCATTTTCAATGCACCGTTGCGTTCGCTATTGGTCGATGCCGTTCAACCATTTCATCAAACTCTTCTGGCGTCATAGGATCAACTGGAGGCTTACCATCGCTCTGCGACCTATTCCAACCCTCGATCACAGCACACAATTCCCACAACGTCAACTCGTCAACGGTTCTTGGCGTCCATTTAAGGAAGGCGCAAAATCCGTAGATAGTTGATCTATGAAGTCTTCCGTCTTCGCGGAAGAGGGAGACCCCGTTTCCCCTTCCGCTTCCGGTTTTCCCACAGGATCATCCTGCACTCCTACCAGTGCAGCCTCCAATATCCGCATCGAGATAAGAAGACTTGGCGCAAGTCCATTTGGATTTTGAAGGACATGAACGTCAGTTTTTTTCTTGGCATCTTCGGCGCTCATACCTGCACCGATCAAACCCAAGCGGATCACTTCTGAAATATCGTAGACTTTCCAGCTACCACTTACAATACGCTGATAGACTGCACCAACACCAACGCCACAACGCTCCTCGATTGCAAGAAGCGTTCCGATCTTGGCGGCACAGAAATCATCTTCGCCGCCAGACCAGTTTATTCGAACTGTGCCGACTGCCGCCATTATGGCACAGTCGTCCAGACCAGCGCGCCATCGCTCTGGAAGGTAACGTCAACATTGACCTTGTTGCCGTTCTCACCAGTGATGTTGAGCGCTGTCAGGAAAAGATTGCCGTCCCAACGACCCCAACCCGGATCGTTCAGAATGACGCGGCATTCGCGCGAATTGGTAAGCAGAAAAAAGTCCCACCAGTCATCGCGTGACTCACGCGCCAGAACGCCGCTGCCGCTTACGCTGGCAGAGAACGATCGAACAACCCGCTCGATCCACGCAGGATCATCTGGATTGTCGCAATCAGGCACCGTTACATCGTTCGTTTCCTTTGCGAACTGAATGCCCCTCGTAGTAAGTCCACAAGGGCTGGTGTAGATTGATGGGCTGGCGTCTGAGCCGAGCCAGACCGTCAGCTTCGCAGCAGAGATTGTAGTTGGCTTGGCCATATTGACAGCCTCCTATGTTGGTTCAGTTAGAATTCGAAAAGTCGCTGCAGAATGTTTTGTTATTCCATCTGGGTCATCCAGATATTGGTTTTGCTCTAGCTCGCACAACACAGTGCGGTGCCCAGTCATTACCAATTCATATTCGTCAATCGAGGCAACGATCGCCGCGCCAAGCTGACGACTAACTACTGACTCTGGACCAGTTGTCCAACCATGAATCGCTATCGCAATCTCTGCACCAGGATCACAACCTTGACTGGTGCGATTTGGAAGAACCT